GTTCCCAATACTAATCGCTTATCGGGTGCTACACTAATATCGTTAGCTATTTGCTCCTTAGTTCCGAAAAAGTCACCACCTGCCAACAAATTGACAACCAAAGAAGGGTCTAGAAAGTAAGCAGCTAGATTAATAGTAGCACTTACTTTCATATTCCTCACATCGCCGTCATATGCTGTATATCCTGCTGTTGGTAAGCTAATCATTATACTTCCTCCAGCGTTAAACTAATCCCATTAATCCACATTGATGAAGTGTATTCCTTAAATCTCGTATACCTTAAATCATTAATTGCTACGGTAACGGTTATGTTCCCTGTACCGCTTTCATCGGCATATACAAAACTTGTATTTGCTTTCGCTTCTTTTAATGCTTTGATGCTATCAAATGTAGTGCCACTTACTATAGGCAATCTCAAAGAATACGACTGCTTTTGTGCTCTAATTTCTCTTTTTAAAGTTCCGCCCTGTGTGCGTTGTCTTGTTTCAATAGTTTTAATGCTCGGAGTGATTTGAGTTCCACCGGGTAATGTTACGCCGCCTAATGTCATTACTCACCCCTCCTTTTATCTTCTAGTGCCTTAGCATCATCTAACATTCTCTGTAATTCAAGTGTAGCTGATTTATCAATAAAGCTACCAGAAACGCCCATGTTATATTCTGTATTATTGTAGTTGTTAAAATTGGTTGTATTTTCCGTTGCTCCTGCCGCCGCTAATAGTGGTTGGTTCATTGTAGCTACGGCTGAACCCATAGCGTTATTTAATAGATTAGCATTGTTGGAGATGCCCTCTTGCCAGCCTAGCATTATGTTTTTTCCTATATCAGCAAACACTCTGGATGGTGATTTTATGCCTAAAACTTCTTTGATGTCTTTTTGTAAGAACTCGCCTATCCCAGTCATTGTATCCTTTAACGCTTGGACTTTATCTGTTATACCTTGGATTATGCCGTCAATTATATTCTTTCCTATGTCTACGAAATCATCCCAAAGGTCTGCTATAGTATCTTTGATTGCTTGGACTGTATCAGTTACAGATGTTTTAACATCTTCAACTTTTGAAGTAATACCCTCTATAATCTTATCAATTACCTCTGCGCCTTTTTCTTTTATCTCTGGCCACTTCTCTACTATGCCCTCGTATCCTGCTGTGATGCCGTTGGCTATAGCTTCAATAATCTGTGGGTACGCTTCAATTATTCCCTCCACAAGTGCTACTATTAACTCAATACCTGCAATTATCAAATCAGGTGCTGCTACTATCAAGGCTTCAATGATTAGCGGTATAGCTTCAACAAATGCATCTATAATCATTGGTAATGCTTCGATAATGCCGTCTATAATTATAGGTAGTGATTGTAATATGCCTATCAATAATGACAATGCAATTTGAATACCAGCCTTTAGTATCTTGTCATAGTTATTTACCAATGCATCAACTATCTTTTGAACTCCATCGCTTATAATAGTGGCTAAATCCATTTGAGCTATACCCTCTAACAGGGCTGTAAATAATTCAATCCCCAAAGCTATAAATTCAGGTATCAAAATCAACATTTCTTGCGCTATAGACAAAAATGCCTTTATTACTGATGGTGCTGCCTTTTTTATGCCTTTTGTAATCTTTTTAAATAATGACACAATGCCTTTCGATAATTGTTCCCCTGCTAGTTCATCACCGCTAAATAGTCCAACTAGACCACCCATTATATTTTTAATGTCAGGTAATGCAGCCGTTATGTCCTCTTTTATAGCTGGTAAAGCTTCGAGTAGTGTAGGTATTAAAACACCGCCTACCTCTTCCGCCATATCACTCATTGAGTTTTTAAGCTGTAATATTCCGCCCTGTGCAGTCTTGGCTGCCGCTTCTGCTAATCCTCCGTAGTTATCGGCTAGTATTTGGCTGATTATAACAGCACGTTCTTCTTCCGTGTTAGCTTCCTCAAACGCTTTCTTTAAATCATCACTTACAAGTACCCCTGCTCTAGTCATAGCTCCTAGTTGTCCTGTGAGAGCCTTACCAACCATGTTAGCTGATTGTATCATTTGTTCCGATGATACGTTAGCCCCGTACTGTGCTACTGCTAAGTCCGCTATATCACCTGTTAGCGTTTCCACCACTTTTGCTGATGTGGTAAACGATGCTATTTGAGATTGTCCTGCCATTACCACTTCATCGCCTAGAGTCGTGATTTCTTGCATGGCTGCGGCTTGGTCTTTAAACGCTTGTATCTGTTCTTCCGTAGCTTTGATGGTGTTCTTAGCAATGGTTTCTAGCCGTATCTCTGCGTTTTCTTGCTTAATAAAAGCATCAACTGATTTCTTGCCAACTGCTATTGCCATTGTTGCGAAGGCTGCGGTCATCTTAGTAACTGACTTTACTATAGTCTTGCCAGCCTTAAAGGTAGCCTTGCTAAAATTGCTTACTTTCTTACCTGTACTATCTAACGCCTTATTAGCATTTTTTGTATTAGCACCTATATATATCGTTGCTTTTGCCATAACTTATCCTTTCGGTGCTTGGTTTCTTCTTAGTTCCGCTTCTGCTTCTCGATATTCTTGTTCTAGCACTTTATCTTTATATAGTTTATTGGCTTTAGTTTGCGGCTTATTTAATAAATCTACCGCCATTATTAAAGCTCCGTATTCTTGTGATGGCATTTTCATTATAGTATTATAACTTAGTCCACCATTCGAGTATCGCATTAACGCCATAACGCCCGATAAGTATTCGACATATGCACTATCAGGCTCTATGCGTTTTTTTGGTATACCTCTGTAAATATTTCCATAGCCATGCTTTGTGATAGTCTTAATTTCTTCACTTTGTGTTCAGGATTATAAACCCTAAACAAATTTTTGAATATCAATAAGACATTAGCCATGTCCTCGTATAATTGATTGTCGGGATTGCTTTCGTCTTGACTTTCTAGCCTATTGCTAAAGCTTACTAGCTTCAACATTAACGCTTGTTCCTCTACATCTAAATCAGCTGGTAAATCGTACTTGACACCGTTTATGTCAATTCTTACTTTTTCATCTTTTGGTGTATTAAATTGTAATGCCATCTTTCATCCTTTCTATTAAGTCGCTAATGAGCTTTCTGTAGTAATAGTGATTAGCCCATCACTATCGTTTTTTTCACAATGTGCAGTTATGTCAAATTTGATATGCTCATCAGATGAAGCATCATGCTCTACTGGTTGAGCCGTATAAATTAATTTATGCAATTCAATCTGTAAAGACCTTGCATCTGCTGCAGCTAAACCATTATCAAATACCAACGTCAATGAACCATCGTCTAGGCTCTCTGCTGCTGCGCCGCCTGAATAATAGATTGAGTCATATTCTGCGTTGTTGGTCGCATCCATATCAATAGTAAATTCAGTTTCTACTTCAAATCTGATAACTGGTGCATCTGCTAACTCGATCCCTGTTGTTTGGTCATCTTCATTTATAACCGCTCTTATTGTAATTGAGAATGAGCTTATTGTACCAATCGCACTACCGTCTTTCGTATATGTTCCATCTTGGAATAAAAACATATTAGCAGTAGTTTCATAGCTAGGTGTTAATGATAGTGTAGTCGGCTTGCTTGTCAATCCCAGTACAGATACAGCAGCGGTAATTCTGTTCCCTGCTTCACCTGCGATAGTGATTTCTTTTATCCTGCAATCGCTAAACTCTTCTTGTATCGTTCCTGCTACATCTCGAACTATAGTGAACCAACCTATATCGCACGGATCTTCTGCTGGCACTATCACGTGCTGATAAGGTGCGCTTGCACCTGTTATAGTGTCATCGCCCATCATTAAAGAAAGTAACCTAGTTATTGCATCTGCTCTCACGTTCATGTTAAAAGAACCATCTAGCTTGTGCATAGTCTTGATTGTATGCCCCGGATAAATGCCATCACCCAGTTCAGGCTGTAAATCAAAATCCATAGTTGGTGTTAGTGTGGTTTCGTCTGTTGCCTTGATATATATTTCAGGTGTTGCCACGGCAGTCCCTTTTGATACCTGTGGAGCTATGCCAATATATCCTTGATTTTTGTTATATCTTGTACATGCCATTTTTAAATATACTCCTCTACTCGTTTTACTTGGAGATTAAACTCCACAAATATGCGTTGTTGGTCATCTATTCTTGGGTCGGATGATGTTACAAACATGTGTATTACTGTGCTACTTAGTGACCTATCCTTATGTATTTCATCTATAATCTTATCTCTTAGGTCCTGGATGTCATACCAGCCTTGTCTATTGTTTCCGTAATTCTTGTAAATCCTTGCTACATACCTATAGTCTGTTTTAAAAGTGCCGTTGGTGTTTAATTCGTTTGTGTCACCGTCATAAAACACTATCACACAGGGCATAGAACCATCCAATTTAATGCGTGGGTAGTCATACCCATTTTTAATATCGGTTATGCTTTGTAACCGTGTTAATATGTCCGCAGCTATTTTTTTTGTTGATGTTGTTTGTGTTTGTGACATTTTATAACCCCAAATTATCCAGCACTTTTTCCATTGCCTGTGCTACCATGTCGTTTACCCTAGAGAATATAGCCTTTTGAGCCTTTAAGAGCGGCTGTGTTCGCTTTATTCCCTTGATGCCTATAATGCGTGCCACATTGTATGCTTCCGCATCTGATGAAGTGTTAAGCCATTCCTTTATACTGCTAGTTGGTGGTGCTTTTGAATTAGGTTCACGTCCAAACTCCATAATGTTAACCCCTATATCATGTGAGCCCACTTTAAAACCTGTGTTCCCGTAAAGTTGGTTTAAAGAGTGACTTCCGCCTTGAATACTGCGTATTGAGCTACCATTATATCTATGCTGACTCATACGCCTTACAGTTTCGGATATAGTCATCTGTTGACCACTTTTCATAGCTTCTGCTACTGGCTTTCGTAGCGCATCCCAATGCTTATCAATCCGCTTTTCAAAGTCCTGCGGTGTCCATGACATTTCAAACTTATTGCTAGGCATTATGATTTATACGCTTTCTGTCCGTTTAAAAACTTCTCGACTATGTGCGGTAACATTTTTGGATAGTTAGGTTGTGTATCATCTCCACCCCAAACAGTAACGTCTTTACTATATAAATGCCTTATTGCTGTTAGTGCAGCTTCCTTCCATTTTTCAGAAACTTCTGTTTCGTCTTTCCAAAAACCTGTAGTGTATTGAACTTTCCACAGTCTTTTATCGTACGCTAAGATGTAGTCAAACAGTACTTCGCCAGTATCAGGATTAATAACATAATCATCTGTAGTTAATGCAGTATCGATGTCAGTATCAATCACAGTAAACTCTATATCTCCGCTTTCAAAATCATACTCGTTATCATGTAGTAATACTTTATCGCTATCGTCCAAGTATGCCCATACAGGCGCATACTTGGTAAATGTGCAACTAAATCCACCATTCCAATATTCAGTTATATTTTTCTTGCGTAGAAATCTGCCTGTTTTCATTTCAAACAATTCAGACACGTAATTAATCAATCTTTGGATATTGTCTTTTAATTGGTCATCTGTTGTTACCGTATCGTTAGCAGATATTGAAAGTATAGCTTCATCTAATGTTACTAATGCTCTATCACTCGCTGTTACTGTTCTAGCCATTTAATCACCTTTTTTCAATGTCTGTTTGTATTGCTTTTTCCATTTCGGGTTTATTTGTTTTAGGTTTAATTATCGCTTTTTCTGCTACACCACTTCTAATCAATGCTAGGGCAATATGGTCAGGGAAAGTTTTAACTTCCCCTGCTTTGCCTTTGCTAATTTTCCGTTTAAAGTCTTTTAGCATTTTAACTTTCATTTCATCACCTATGCCACTTCACAGCCTGTGTTGCTTTCAATGTACCAACCAGTACCATCTGATATTAATACTATGCTATCTAGTACAGTACCGAATGTTATGGTAGTACCATCCTCAAATACTGCTGGTACTAGTGTTACTGCATTATCTACATTTACCGCTTTGACTGTTATGCGTTGCCCTGCTGTTCCTGCTGCTAATGTTGCTGCCACTCCGTTTGATGTGCCGTCTAGTAGTACAAGTGTGTCTGTTAATGCTATGGCTGGAGCTAATGCTGTGTATTCTGTAGCTGTTCCAAATACTTGACCTGTAATATCGCCTGTTATGTCGCCTGTTACGTCTGCCACAATGCCTTGTGCTGCTTTTACTTTCACATTGCTTGCATCAAATCTAAATATTTCTGTAGAACCGACATAAAAGACAAGCTCGCCATTTTCCCATTTTGAACTTACTAATGTTATTCCTGAACTCATGTTTATTATCCTTTCAAAGGAAAGAGGGGATTTCTCCCCTCGCCTTATTAGTCAGTTATTGCTGTTTCTGGTTGATTAGCTCCGTATCTATAATCTAGATATGCTGTTGCTGATACAAAGTTAGTTGCTTCTGAACTATCAGAGAATGTCAATTTGATACAATCAAAGTTATTTGCTAGGTCAAGTAAAGCAGGGTCTATCTGGAATACTACCTGTTTATTCTTAGCATCTGCTGTAACTGTATAATTAACCGCATCGGTTTGTGCTACTAATGTATCACTTGCTGCTGTGTCCTCATTAGCCCATACCTTAACGGCGTTAGCTAATACCTTTGCACCTGTGCCGGATACGTCTGTAGCCTGTTGTGGTGCTAGTACCGTTGCGTGTGCTGCTGCTTGTGTCATTTCTGCCACAATGTATAGCATATTACAGTTTTTTAAACTTATAATATCAGTTGCTACACCGCCATTTGATGTAACAGGCGGTGTTAGTTGAACTACTTTATACTCTTCTACTAAATGTTTCATGTTTTCCCCCTTATGCTCTTGTAGCTAATGCTACGAATGGAGATTGAGTGTTGCTGCCCTTGAATGGTGTCAAGGCTTTTTTCCAAAGTGGTTGACCGTCTAGACGAGTAATGAATCGATAAGCCATCTCATCATACAAGAAACGTACGTGCATAGATGCATCAGACTTGACTCCGCCTTTGTCGATTAGCATATATTGAGACATATCTGCTAGAACTATATCGCCTACTGTTCCCAATGTTGAGCAATGCTCGATAGGGATTACAGGTCTGCCCATTAATGTTCCGTATGGTGACCCTGCAAGTCCATTAGCTGGCATATATACAGGAACTCCGCCTGTACCAACTGCTAATGACATTGTAAACAATTCAGGCTCGATGTCTTGATTGATAAACCATACTGCGTTAGCTCTTGACTTGCCGTACAATCTTGACCACATCTTAACAATATTCTCTGTTACTAATGTACCACCATCTTGACCGCTTTCTTTTGCTACTGTTACAAGTGCATCGGAGTTTAATATGCCTAGTGGCTGTCCTGCTCCTGTGCCGTTCATTATTGCATCGTCTACTTTGAAACCAATTTCCTCGTTAAATGCATCGGATATAATAGACTCTAGTGCGTTACTATCCTGCAATAGTTCGTCTGTTGCATATGATAAAGCCATAAGCTTTTTAAGTCGTAGGTCTAGTTGACCGAATTTAGGCTTAGATGATGTAACTGTACCAGCTTCACTTGCCCAGTATGATTGAACTCCGCCCCATCTAGAACCATTAGCTCTGCTAGTTTCGTCAATAGTCGGGATAATTAGTCCGTCACCTTTAACAGTCACTTTACGTGTTCTAGATGCTAATGCACCTGTTTCATAGACACGCTTCATAAGCTCGTTTGAATAGTCAGTCTGAACTAAGAAACCACCCTCTGAACCTACAGTCTCATTCAGTCCACTTGCTCTAAGTAGGCGTTGGTCTGTATGTCCATCTTGATGTCTTTTAACTGCTACTAATTGCTCACCCAATGAACCGAAACGCTTTTCTTCTTCTTTAGGTGGTGGAGTTTCTTCGTAAACTACTTGGCGTTCTTCGGCTGGTCGATTATATTCTTCTTCTAGTTGTCTTTGCTCTTTTTGTGCTTCTGCTTTTGCTCTCAAATCCGCAATAGTATCTTTCATGCCTTCGTACTTTTCCATATCGCCAGCATCCAAGTAACTTCTGCTTTCCTTGATAGCCTTAGCTAGTTCTTTTGTATAATCCATGTTATACTCCTTTTTATAATTTATATTGATAACCTGTATCTTTTATAAAGACTAATCCTGTTAGTCGTTATTCCAATGTAATTAATTCGGCTTCCATTAATTCTTGTTCAGCCTTTGCTCTTGCTAATTTGTCTTTATTCGCTTTACTGTCAACATCAGCTTGCAGTAGTTTATCAACATCATCTTTTGACCTTGCATAAACATTAGTATTATTGTTTGCTGGATATGTGACAGGCGAAACATCGTATAATGCTGACACTTTAACTATTGTACGTTTGTACTCCCCATCGCTGTCAATTTCCCACCGTTCGCCATCTTCGTTTACCGTAAAAGCAAAGCTTGATTGGTCTATATCCCCACGTTTCATGCTTATTAGCAAATCTTTGGCGTATGTAGTGTCAGGCGGATACACTATGTATCTTAGCCCTTTATCATCTGCATCTACCATCAAAGTATTAGCTTTCTTACGTCCTAGTATTAAATTAGGATCATGATTGAATAACGCCCTTATATCACTCTTCGGTAATGCTTCATCAAAAGCACCTTCTTGAATTTTCTCATAATACCACCCACAACTATACCAATTGCCATAGCCGGAGGCATAACCCTCAATGATTGACTTATTATCTTCTTCTCTAACTTCAAAATCTGTGGTTAGTACTCTTGTTTCTTTTTTCATGTTGTTGCTCCTTATTCTGGTGCTATGTCGCATTGGCATCCTTGATGTATTGGTGTGTGCATCTTCGTGCCGTATACTCTCATGTTACTTCCGTCATCCGCTAGTATGCTTTCGCCCTTTGGTATTATCGGCTCATTTATTCCAACTACCTTACCGTCAAGTTGTGAACAAAACGGGCATGATTTTCCGCTTGTGTTTATAAATACTAATTTTTGATAACCGTTATACCTAAATACTTCCCTTGCTATCATTGAAGCTATAAAGACTGTTTCGTTTTTAGATATTTTATTAGGGTCTTTTTCTTCCCACTCGTTTGCACGCTCGTCAATTAATTCTTTTAGGTTTTCTTCTTGTATATTGTCATCAACTATTTTTTTGAGTTGTGCAGCTTTGCTGTTTGCATTTCGTTGGCTAAAGTTATCAGAGTAATTATCAATGATTTTTTGTATATCTTCTTCTTTTAATTCCTCACCGTCAACCTGTGATACTGCTAAATCGCTTATGGCATTGGCAAGTGTTAACGCTTCGGCTTTGATGTCTCTGCTTATCCAACTTTTAGCAGTCTCAAAATAGTCAGTTAGCCATTCAAGAAATTGCTGTGTCTGTCCGTTTCCTAAATATTTCCTTGATGCTTTTCTAACTTCATTAGCTTGTCGCTTACTTATCTTAGCCCCTGCATTTTCAAAAACAGGTCTATGCCTTGATGCTAATTTAGCTCTAGCCTTTGCGCACTTGATTTGTTGTGCTTTTGTGTCTGCTCTAGTTTCTACCTTTGGCACATCATGTCGTGTAAGGCTCTTAGACTCTACAGGTTGCGTTTGTTGCTCTCCGCTTATATCTGAACTATCCAGCATGTTCATTGGTGTTAGGTATAAATCACCGCCCTCTATCAATGCCATGTTCTCACGTGTTCTAACATCATTAGCGGATAACCACCCCCATTGCCTACCTACCGCATAAGCTGCGTACCTAGTTTGAACATCACCCCTTAACAGTGCTTCAAAAGTCATCTCTGCATAATATCGTCTTTTTTGGTCTTTAGTGAATAAATCCCTATATACTGACTGTTGCCACCGTACCGCCCATGGTAGTAGAGTAGTATCGATAAAATCACGGCTAGATTGCTCTATATTTGACTTTATCGTATTTTCCATCTCAAATACTTTGTGTGGTTGCACGTTATAAAGCCTACATATTTCAATTACGTTAAACTTACGGCTCTCAACCATTTGTGACTGGTTGGGCGGAGATGATATTGCTGTGTAGGTCATTCCCTCTTGCAAGAATATAACTCTATGCGCTCCGTTTTTTCCTGTGTAAGCTTTTTTGAAATCGGCTTTCATCTGTTTTTGTTGATTAGTGTCATCTATGTTGTGAGTTACAACACCGCTAGGCGCACCGCCGTTTTTAAAGTATGAGTTTGCGTAATGGTCAGTATTGACTGCAAGCTCAAACACTTTTCTAAACAATGCCAAAGGTCTTAATCCTGTTAAGCCGTTGTCAGTTGTCCAGTTTATTCTAAACATTTTATCTTGCGGATATATTACCGTTTTCCCATCAGGCATATTGACCTCATAGGTAATAGTTCCATTCCCCAGAATAGGCTTTACTCTCTTACTAGGTATTAACCATAGTTCTACCGTCTCCCCTGCGCTATTCCTAACTTTTTCTGCATAAGCTGAACCATACAAACACGCTTGCCACATCATAGCTTCCCGGAAGTCAAACGGCGTTGATAATGGGTTAGGCTCTAAGTTTAAAATTCTGTACGCCTGTGCATCCCTTACTTTTACTCTGCCCTGTGCCGTATCTTCGTATATCGGCAATGGCATGCTCGCCGTGTTCTCTGCTAAAAGTGAAATACATCTATATACTGTTGATAGTTGCACCGCTTCATCCGCTGATATGCTAAAGTCTGATAAGTCCATGCCATGCAACCATTGAGATACATAATTTGCTGTTGACCTTTTTTCTAATAATTTACTGATTATTGGTATTTGCATCTTTAAACCTCAATACTTGATATTCCACCATAGTATACGCCTTTCTTTGATTGCCAGTTGGCACTTTTTCTGTGTATAGCATTTACTAAGGCATCTATGCCGTCTATACGTGCGTTTCTGCCAGCCTTGACTAGCTTTATATTTTCGTTCGGGTCTGTCTTGACTAATATATTTCTAAAATTCCATCTAAGAACTTTATGCCCTCCATGTATTATTTTCTCCGCTAATATCATTCGCTCCAACTCTTTGCAATATTGCGAAAGCTGTTTCATGCTTTGTGGCACTTTTATCATGTTTATGTTTTTATTTTCTAAATGAGTAACAACATTAGTGGCGTTCCAGTCATCATAGCCCACTTCTTGAATGTTATATATTTTAGAAAGTTTTACTATTTCATCTTCAATGTAATCTTGGTCGACTACATTGCCGGATGTCGCTGTAATTAACTTGTCTCTTACCCATTCATTGTAAGGCACTTTGTCCTTTTTAATGCGCTCAAACATATTCTCTTCTGGTATCCAAAACCAACACAGCACCACATCTTCTTTATTTTCGCCAACTTCGGGAAATAATAGCACAAATGCGCTTAAATCTGTTGTTGACGAGAGGTCAAGCCCACCATAGCACTTTTTACCCTTTAACAACTCGTAATCTATCGGTTTATTGCCTAAATCCCATGTTTGAATGGGTAGCCATGTAATAGATCGTTGATTTACCCAAATATTAAGCCTTAACTGCTTAAAAGCTTCTTCCATTGCCATATTGCCTATAGTTTTGCGAAAATCAGCTCTCATGTCCTCTATTTTGATTGTTTCGCCCAAGGATGGGTTGGCATCGTACCAATTATCCTCATCTTTCCAATAATCGGGATTTTCCCAGTCTTTATCTTCACCCAGTCCGTAAATGGCTGCATAGAAGTCATCTTCTTGGCTTTCACCTGCTAATACTTTCTTTGCTCGCTCTCTAACTTCCCAACATATAGATGTTCTATCAATATCCATACCTGCAGTTGTTATATAAATTAACAGAGGTTGTTCCCTCGCTGCAAAAACACCTGTTGTCATTACATCATGGAAATCACGTGTTGGTTGTGCGTGTAGCTCATCAAAGATGATAGCACTTGGTGTTATTCCGTGTTTGCTTGGAACGTCCGCTGATACTGATTTGAAAGTACCATCATTTGAGTTGTTACGGATGAACTTTTGACTATCAACGTATTTAAGTCTTTTCTTAAGTGCAGGATATTGTCTCGTCATTCCTGCAACATAATTATAAACAATTCCTGCCTGTTCTTTGTCTACTGCACAGCTGTAAACTTCGGGTGACGGTTCGCCATCCGCCGCAAATAAATACGATGCTAACATTGAACCAAATGGACTTTTACCGTTCTTCTTCGGTATTTCTATGTAAACCGTTCTATACTTCCTGAGTCCGTTCTGGTCTACAGTTCCAAACACATCGTGAACTATTTTATATTCCCAGTCCATAAGCTCAAATGGTTTGCCTTTCCATCTGCCCTTTGTGTGCTTTAAGTGCCTAGCGTATTTTACTACCCTGTCAATCCTAGACTGGTCAATCGAGTATATCTTCTCCATCGTCACTTTCACCGCCTAGTTGAACATCTTTTCTTGAATAGGGTGTTAATCCCAATTTATCGCAAGCCTTTATCATTCGGTCCGCTGCTTTGTTCATTATTCCTACCTCGGGGATCTGTTGCTTGTAACCATTATCGGTAACAAATATAACATTGTCTGTATTTGCTATTTTTTCTTGCATTTCTATCCATAAGGCATACGCTGAACAATATTCAGATAGTACCGCCCTGTCTAGCTTGTTTATAAGCCCATAGTCAAACAGGATAGGTGTTATATACCGCCACTCCGTCTTTGCACGCTCACATAACTCACTAGGGCATATAGGTAATTCAGATGGTATTCGACTAGCTTTCTTTTTTTCTTCTTTTTCTTCGGTTTTTCCACTTATAAGCCGTAAGTCAGCAGTTTTTTCCATTTTTACCTCCCCCTATTGAATTTTGATTATTTTTAGCAAGCTTT